TTTACGTCGGCCATGATCACTCCATCGTCAAAATGTCGCCGCTTTCAGCAAGCAGGTGGCCGCCGTCTTCAGCCAGCAGGTGATAGGTTGGTGCGGGCGGCATGGTGTACCAGAAACTGATGTCCTGCATCGCAGCCCTTGTGCGCGTCACTTCGTCATAGCGCGCCACCAAAGCCCCTGTGACGTAACCGCGAAGCGGCGGAGCGCTCAGGATCTGTTCGGACTCGCGCATAAGCGTGTTGGCCTGCTGGCGCGTTTCAGCCCACACCATGAACTGCACAACCGCATTGTACTTTCGGCTGCCACCGCAGAACGAATTGACGGCAGCTCCGTCGACCTGTTGGTAGAGCATGAACGGCATGGCGGCGTCGGGCGGCGCGACATCCGGGTAGACCTTCCCGCTGAAGAGCGGCGCGAGGGCCGCGTAGATCGCTTCTTCAATCACGGTTTGATCTCCTTGACCTTCTCAGCGAATCGCCGCTTCATGGCCGCCACGGCGGCGTCCTTGTTCTGTTCCCAGGTGCGATCGATGTAACGGTCGCCGGCGACCCACTGAGGCGTGAGCAGACGACCGGACGGGATGTCATGCGCGCTTGGCCCGCGGCGATTCTTGTTCGACTTCGATCGCAGCCATCGACCGTTGGCGTACCGGTTGTAGAGCCAGTGCCCGTATTCGACGTTGTACCAGTGCTGCGCTTTGCCCTTGTTCGGGCCGATGGTGTACACCGACTTGTGCGCGGTGCTGGCCTTGGTGTTGAACCAGTGGTAGATCGACTCGTGCAGTTTGCCGCTCTTGACTGGCACGTTCTGACGCATCGCCTGGTACAACAGCCGCGCACCTGCGTAGGCCGCAGGCCGGATCGCCTCGTCTTCGACCTTGGCGATGTAGTCCTTGAAGGAATCAACCAGGCTGCCACTGAAGGTGATGCTGACGTTCTTCGACTTGTACAGCTTGAGTGTTCTGTCGATTCTCGGGCGCGCCATATCAACCCCCTTCGTTTGCGCCGACCATGCACGCGAGGTCGATGAACTCGTTGCCCGCCACGTCGTACAGAACATCGCGGATGTCGTACTCACGACCGGCAATCACGGCGCGCATGCCATGCGTGATGCCCGCGCGCCTGCGGATCCGGATACTGGTCGTCGTCCGGGCGACTTCATTGCCACCAGCGTGCAACTCGTTGCGCGCAGCGCCCATGCCGGTCAGCACTTTGACGTCGCCCCACACGGTGACGACATGCTCCCATGTCCGCACCGGCTGGCCCAACGTGTCCTGGCTCTCAACGAGACGCTCAATTCGGATGCGGCGGTTCAGCCGGCCGGAGGCTACGACTCCCATTACGCCAGCCCTTTGTTCACACGCCGGGGGCGCAGCAAGTACTCGATGCCGATCGGCATTTCATACGCTTGCTTGTCGGTGACCGCGCCGCGGTTCTTGTACATGTGCTCGAGCATCAGCAGGATCGCCATCCGCAGTTTGGCGGGGATGTTCTGCGTGGTGTAGCCCGCGGTAAAGGTCACCGTGATGGCGTTGGCGACGTCCGCTGCCGCCGGCCACTCCCCAGTCACTGGGAGCACCCACGGCACGGGCAGCGAACGATCCACCACATAGCTGTCATCGGTCGCCGTGATCTCTTGGAGATCGGCGTCCAGGAAGACCAGGCTCTGCACCTCGATGAGCGGCGGCCAGGCCAGCTCGATCGCGGCGTTCGGAAATCTGTCGAGGGTTACGGCATAGGTTTTCGGCGCCAGGCTCACGCCGAGAAAGTCCTCGCACGCCTCGCGCGCGGCCGGAATCCCGACCGTGGTCAGCCAGGCATCATCAGGCGTGGACAGCGGCGTACCTTCTGGATCCAGCCGAAGATGCGACCAGGCGAGCGCAAGATCAATCGGCTCCTCGGTCGCGTCGGTGATCAGTTGGATGCCCATCAGGTTCCTCTTCTCATGTGCCGACCGTTGCCTCTGGCCGCGGTCTGTGTGTTGTGCCGATCAGCTTTCTGATACCGCCTGTCCGGGTTGGTGAGCTTCGCGTAAACGACGGTCTTTCCACCCGTGGCGGTGGCTTCGTCCTCGAGGTGCGCGTAGTCCACAACATCCAGATACAAGTCCGAAAGCAGGCTGACTTCATCGGTGACGGCTACCGCGTCAAAAACGGATTCCGCGTATTCACCCGGGCCGGCGGCCGGCAGTGCCTCATCGACAGCGGCAAGCGCGTCCTGCACTTGTTCCCTGTAGCCTGGCGCACCGATCGCTGTATCGGTGACCGACACCACATCGGCGACGGTCTCAGCCACCACTAGACCCGCGACGACGATATCGCTGGCGTCGAGAATGTCTTGAACGCTCCGGGCGATCTGAATCGTCGTCGAAACAGCCTCGGAAGCGTTGACCGCGTCCTGCACCTGCTTGACAGCGGTCTGCACGACCGCCGTCGCAACGTCCGAAGCAGCGGCCGGGTCGCTCACGCTGCGGTGCGTGCCCGCGAATGCCTCAGAGGTGTCGGTGGCGGCGGTGGCGTCTTGGTCTGTCTGGTTGACGCTCGCCTGGGTCGCCGTGGCCTCTGAGAGCGCCCCGCTGTCGATCACCGATGCGGATGCCGCCACCTGCGACGTCATCGCGTCTGTGAGGCTCCCAGCGTCCTGCGCGCTTTCGTCGACGAATATCTCACCGACGGCATAGAAGCGCGCGGTATCCGAGCCAGCTTCGACCGCAACCAGTTCCCCGGAGATGATCGCCGCGCCGTTGAAGACTGCAACGTCCCGACCGGTCTCTGCTGCGGCAAGAGCACCATAGATCGGCACCAGGCCGTTGAAGGCAGCGACATCTCGGCCGGCCTCAACCGCCGCCAGCGCACCGACGATCTCAACCGTGCCGTTGAAAGCCGCCGCATCCGAGCCCGTCTCGACTGCCAACAGGCGCACACTGACGATGGACTCGCTGGTGAACGCCGCGGTGTCCTTGCCGGTCTCGGTCGCCTTCAGCAGGCCGGATACCGGCACGCTGCCGTTGATGAGCGCGGTGTCCTGGCCGGTTTCTTGCCCCGTGAGCGTGCCGCTGATCTGAACGCCGGCGTTGAACGCAGCGACGTCTTTGCCTGCCTCTGATGTCTGAATCCGGCCGCTGATCGGCAGCGTGCCGTTGAATGCTGCGACGTCCTTGCCAGACTCTACGGCGGCCAGCAGGCCCTTGGCGGGAACCGTGCCGTTGAAGGCCGCGAGGTCACTGCCCGCTTCAGCGGCTTGCAGATACCCATAGACGCGCGAGCCGGCCACAAAGAGCGCGGTGTCGCCGCCTGCTTCTGTGGCGGCAAACGACCCGAACGTCTGAACGCCTGCATTGAAGGCTGCGACATCCTTTCCATCCTCGGTCGCAGCGAATGCGCCGAACGTCTGGATGCCGCCATTGAAGACGGCGACGTCCTTGCCGGTCTCGGTCGCAGCGAACGACCCAGCGATCGGCACCACGCCGTTGATGGCGGCGGTGTCACTCGCGTCCTCGGTGGCCTGCAGGTATCCGGTCGTGCGCGTTGCGCTCAGGAAGAGAGCAGAGTCCCCGCCAGTCTCGGATGCCGCCAGGTAACCGCGAGCCTGCACGCCACCATTGAACGCCGCTGCGTCCTTGCCAGTCTCAGTCGCAGCGAAGTGCCCAAGCGTCTGAACGCTGGCGTTGAAGAGAGCCGTGTCCTTGCCGGTCTCGGTCGCAGCCAGCGCACCGGCAACGCGCACCGTGCCGTTGATGGCAGCAACGTCCTGGCCTGATTCGGTAGCACCAACCGTTCCGGCGACGATGACCTTCCCGCCGATCGCGGCCGAATCGGGGCTGTCCGTCGCGACTATCCGTCCACCGATTGCGGTGATGCGGACACGGAAAACACGCTCCTTGAACAGCGCGCCGATGTTGCTGCTCAGCCCAATGCGACGGTTGACCTCAGCACCAACAGCGCGCGAGAACAGGGCAACGGCGGCGACGTTGGCGCCCATTGCCGGACCGCCCGCACCGCGCTCGTTGTTGATCCGCACGGTGTCAACGGCAACGGCGGCGGGCGCAGTCGTGAAGGTCGTCTGGCTTCTAAGTCTGCCCTGCCACCACGCAGAAAGTGTCGTCCCGGAATACTCAACGATCAGTATCCCGGCCCGGTTGCTCAGGTCAGAAACGGCAAGCCCTGAAAACGGACCATGCGTGTTGTTGTCGTGGTAGACGCCAAATGCTTCAGCGTTGAACGAATTGACCTGAAGAACGACGCAAGTCGCCGACGTAGGTGCGGAGCAAAGAGTGAACAGTGCGGCGTAGTTGGTCGCCAGGAGGGGCGCTTCGTTCAGCGCGATTGCGATGGTGTAGCTGGGAACCCTTCGCCATCTCGGGGCGACCGACAGGTGCTCGGCGCTACCACTGCGCGTGTGCGTGACGCCGCGCCCAAGAACCCCTGAGCTATTGAGCGAATTGAGCGACCCGGTGACCCTGTAGGCAGTTCCGCTGATCGCATCAAGACCGCCTCCGGCACTCGGAAGCCAGAGGTCGGTCAGCCCGTTGGCGATTGTCCAGTCAGCAGCTCGCGCGTCTTCCTGCGGCTGAGATTCCCACGGGACAAGGATCTCTCTGAAGGCCACTGGTCAGGCTCAGTACGGATAGGTGTAGGTCGTGGCGTGCGCCTCGACAGTCACTGCCTGCCCGGTATTTCCGGTGAACTCCACCTCAAGATAGGCGACCTCGGCACCAAACCGATACACGCCCCTGCTTGGGGTATTCGCGGTTAGGCCGCCCCCGATTTCGTAGACCAGCTTCCAATCAAGGTCAGCAGTGCCCTCACCCGCGGCAGCAGGCATTGCGGCGCCCTTGTGCGCGATCAGAATGCGCCCAACAGCCTGGGCGGTCGGACCCGTCGCGCCATTGGTGATGCGGAAGGTGACGACCCCGCCATCTACGGTGCTGCAATCCAGCCTGCCTCGCGTCGTGCCCGCAGCCGCCTGCGAGACTGACGAAATGATTACTGCGCCGGCTTGACTCTTTGGCATATCAGATCCTCCGGCTGCCGTCGTCGGCGTAGATGGCGCACCGCACGTCGTACTCGCTCACAGGGTCGGGGACATGCGCAAGCATCAGCAGCGTGTCGGCGTTTTCCTGCGAGAAGATCACGCCGCGGGAGATCTCGATATCGACCATGCCGTTGACCATGTCGATGGTCGTGGGCGTGTCCAGGCGCAGGCGGCCAGCCTCCAGCAATTGCTTCACATGCCGCAGGTCAGGCGTTAGATCCACGTAGTCACAAAACGCATTTCCAACCGTGAGCCCGAGCGAGTTCAGCACCTCGCCCTTGCCAGCCTCAAAAGGCGCAGGCTTCGTCCTGCCTTCAGACATCGCAGCAGCAATCGCCTCGGTGTCAGGAAGCAGAGCAGAAAGTTCTGGGTCCGAGCTGATCTCGGCAAGTATTTCTTCAGACGTCATCGTTCAGAACCTCGAGATCAATTCACCGACCGTCGCGCAGACGGCGGACATCGCTGCCACCGAAAGCGCGAGGCGGAACATCATGCTGCGTGCGTGATCGTGCCGGCCGTGATCACGACGGTCTGGTTGATCGTGATCGAGGTCGAATCCAGGATCACGTCGGTGCCAGTGGTGCCGACGGTCAGGCCCGACACGACAGTCACGTCAGCACTGTCGGTGATGATCGCGTTGGCCGCGGTGCCAGTGGCCGTCGCGGTCGTCGAGATGTCCGGGTCGAAGTCGAACGTCAGCACGTCACCAGCAACGGTGCCGCACGGGTCGGTCAGGGTGATCGTTGCCAGCACGGTGTTCGCGCCGTCGCGGATCTTGAGCTTGCCGCCAGCGGTCCCACCGTCCACGGTGTTCGCAACAGCTTGCATACGGGCGGTCTTCACCGCGGTCGAATAGATCACTGCCATGTTGATTGCTCCTTGGAATTACGATGCGGTGAGGCTGACGCTGTAGGACACGTTGAGCGTGTCGCCAGACTCCAGCGCGCGAACAGCAGCAAACGATTTTGCCGCGAACAGGATCCCTGTGGTGCCGCCTTTCGTCCCGTTGGTCGCAAGCATCACACCGTTGATCGACACCGTGGCGTTGATCGAGAACACAAGCGGCGCGCTGGTGGCCTTGGTGCCGTTGGCGGCAGCCGAAAACGCAGCAGCAGGACGCGACGCCTGGGTGTACGCCGTGGACTCGGTCCAGCCCTTCGCCACCAGCGTGTCGCCGGCCACGATCGCCGAGAACCCAGCGTTATCGATCAGACCCATGAACAGTCCGGTGACGCCGGTGTCCAACAGGTAGTTGCGGCCCGTGGTGACGATCAGGTTCGCACCTTCCTCGACCCACAGGAGTTCGCCTGCAGCGTTTCGCGCTTCTGCGCGCACCCAACCGTGACTGGCAAGAGCATCTTGCGCTTCGCGGTTGGACTGAATCGACGCGACCGCCAGGTCGAACGTCTTGACGTTTTCAGGGTTTGCCATGCCTTCAGACCTCAAATTGGTTGTGCGAATTTATGCCGGTTTGGCCGGTTTGGGTAAAGCCTGCACAGATTCGCCGCGTTCACCCTTCTCACCATCGCGCCCGTCGCGCCCTTTCTTGACAGCCAAGCGCCAATCGGTACTTTCGCCCGGCTTACCGGCGGGCATGTCTTTCTGCGCCAGCCAGAACGATCCGCCGAACGTCACACCGTTGCCGCGCAGGTAGCGCTCATCGGCCTTGAAGACACCGCAGTCAGTGAATGCGGGCAACCGCAGCGCGAATTCCTTGACGACATCGCCACGCGCGAAACGCAGGATGACGCCACCGTCGCCGTCATGCTGGAGATCAAAATCCTCCAGCTCAAGAGCGTCTCGACCATCCTTGCCGTCGCGGCCATCACGGCCATCCTTGGGCAC